AATAAACAAATTACAAATACAAATGTTTTATGCACGAGATCCAGTCATCCAATTATAAGCTTTCTTTTTTATTCTTCTAACAGGACTAGCCTCTTCATTTAGTAATGATTCTCGTTTTGTTCTAGTACTCTTAGGAGCTTTGGCAAAGTAGTCTGCATAATACAACGCATCCATTACATCATCGTTTCTTGGTTTAGGATGTTCAAAAAACTCATCTACTAGTTCTGTCATTTCTCTTCTAATGTAAAGCTTTTTAGAATTAACAATAACTCCCAAGCTTGTTTCAAGCCTATCTTGCTTTTTTATCCTAGCAGGTGGTTTAACGCCTTTGAAGATTCCGGGCATCAGTCTTTTCTCGCTAGCAGACATTCTTGTTACCATATCTCTAACCATTTCTTGTGCCGCTACTGTTTCTATCGTTACTCTTCTTACAGGGTTGTACTTGTTTGCGAGTTTAATAATTTCTTGTGGTACGTCAAATGTAGGTATTCTTTCTCTAAAGTATTCTAAGACATAACGGTTATTGTTAGAATCTATTGCCATAACCAGTATCACTTGGAAGTCAGATGTCTCTGATGCTGTAGCCGCTAAGTCAACCCCAAGATAAATGTTCACTGGTATAGCATCTTCACCATCTATTAGATAATTAAACTTGTTACGACATTCTACTTGCCCATTGAAATATTGTATTCTATCTATTTTAAATGCGGCATTGGATATATCTCTAGCATCATTCATATACTCCTGTGCAAACTTGTTTACCAGACCAGCTTCGATAAACTCTCTTTTCTTTGCTTTTAACTTTTTTAATGAGAATTGTTCTTTCCAGATAGACTTACCATCTTCTATTGCTCTTTTGAATGTTACATTCCAAGGATACTCTCTGCCTTCTTCTTTTGCTTTGTTACTACCATCTAGTACAGTTTGTAAAAAACTGTCAAAGTGTACTATTGTACCTGATAACCATATCCATCCTTCTCTACCGGGTGTTTCTTCTAATGCTGGATATACTGTAGATACGATCCATTTCTTTATATCTGCTCTACGCTCTGGTGTTTTCGTATTTAATTCTGATTCAAAGTCATCTAAGATGATACCAGTATAACGAACATCTACTTCTGCACGACCTCTAAGTCTTTGAGAAGTACCTTTTGCTATTAATCTATCTCCTTTAGGAGTTACAATATCTTTTTCAGTCCAACGCTTACCAGCCGCTCCCCCATCTAGATTACCAAAGTAGTAACGAAGTCTCTTGTTCATTTCAAAATGATTGCGTAAATACTTTAAATGATCTATAGACTGACTTTGTTCTTCCGATACCCAAGCAATAAAGTGCTGTTCATCTTCTCTAGCAAATACCAGTTTATGCATGATAGCGGCTTTTGATAGTATAGACTTACCAAACCCCCTAGGCATAATAATACAACTACGACTACCGGGTTTTGATGATATCAACTTATCTGCTACATCAAAGTGAAATGCTGGAGATGCAGACTTTTTAAGAAAGTCATTTGGTAAGAAAGCCCTACCGAAGTAAATAAGACTTTTATAAGACTTAGCTAGTACCTCATCCCGCTCTTTCATTTCAGATGGAGATGGATTAATATTGAAATTGTCCATTATTTACGTTATTTAGCGTTTTTATTAGAAAATGATATATTGTATCTAGTATTACCTACTTGTAGCGTTTTAGGGCTAGTATAGCTCCAAATAGAGCTAGTTTGTGTATTCCAGTAAGTATCGTTTACCAATACTGATCTAACTACCACTAGTAAGTTCTTTCTTTTTTTCAGATAACATGCCCTGCTCAAATGCTTTGAGCTTTTCTTTACTAAAGCCAGTAAACTCTTGTATTAGTGCAATAGACTCTGACTTCTTTTCTGTATTAAGCATACCTGATATCTTCATCAATGTTTCTAATGCTCTAAGCTTATCATTGTCTTTAGCATCTACTTTATCTACGACATCCTTTGTACTTTCTAATAGATATCTTTTGGTAATACCAACTTCTGACATTAGTTCTTCTATTTCTTTATCCACTTGCTCCCTCACTGTTTTACTTTTTAATAATAGTTTTGATTTACGTCTAGCATCATCAGAGTTTGATGTTTTAGGATATGCTTTGATATAGGCACTCTCTGGATCTAGACCCATTGCAATGTATTTAGAGAATATCTTTTTTTGTTTGGTCATACCACCATGTAGTCTAGAGTCATACGTATTCTTTCTTACAAAGCGATAAATGTTATCTGTTATCTCCCCTTTTAAGGTGCTAGTATCTCTTATCGTGACCATGCCAATAACAGTTCGCACATAATCTTCTTCTATTCTATTTCCTTTCATTGCCTTTCTTTTTAGTATCTGCACTATCTTACCATCATCTGCAATACACCACTGTCCTTCTTTGGCTTCTTTCCAGTTCTTAATTAGTTTTTCAGTAGGATGTGCCGTACGAAATTCCAGCTCGCTTTCGTAAGCATAGTGTGTGACCCCCTTTATCTTTCGTGATAGTGCCACTAGTTAGGGTTGTTTAAGGTATACTCGTCTATTTCTATTAATTCTAACTCAGGCATATTGTTTACTCGGTATACTAACTCTGCTATTAAACCAATATCTCTAGACTTGGGTTCAATAAGATCTAGGATCTTTAACTGACTAGATATCTGCTTACATCTTTCAATGTTAGTGAAAACATCTTTGATCTCATAGTCACCTGTTAAAGCTCTTTCAAACATTGTTTTTTCTCTTTCCATATTTAAATTTAATAATAACTTGACAAGTTGCAACTATATATAATAATATTATCTATCCCCCCTATTTAGCCCGGTTGAATTTTATAATAGTACTATAGTATATATAGTATAGTAGTATATATAGTATTTATAGTATTAATAGTATTTATATATATTATATATTATATATATATTATATATATATAGTAATTATAGTATATAGTATATATAGTATCCCGAGCTCTATATTATAGTACCCGCTCTAGTAAGCGATCCAAAAAACTTTAAAAAATTTCAGAAAAAAATATTAGTATGTGTTTTTGTCTTTTTTTATACATGACCCGCCCCCCATTTGCTTTTTACGTTAGAAAAAGTAGGTTGAAAAAATCGTATTTATTTTACCTAGGGTGCACGCTCAAATATATCCTGAGCAAAAATAAATGAAAAAAAAATCTATTTATTTTAAATTATTTTGGAACTTTATCGGAACTATAGCGTATTAAGAGTATAAGTTTTTTGACAATTCGCTAGTGCCCTGAGTAGCAGAGAAAACAGGGGTGCTATTTATTTTAAACTAATCTTAATAAAACAATGGAGGTATCCAAATGGATAACAACTTAAATATTGATGAACTAGTTAACCAAATTCAATTAGAAGTAGATAATCTACAGCCAATTGAAGAAACAGCTTTGGAAGTTGTTCCTGAGATTGTACCTGATTTAACTCAGGACAAACTTAGTTTGTTTGACCATACTCAAGTAGGTATAGAACTCTTTGCTTATAATAGTCAGGGAGTACTTAAACCTGTTGAAGGTTATCACTTAGTCAATAGGATTGAAAAAGAGATTCCTGAATGGAGTGATAAACAAGAATATGATATTAATAAAGATACTATTCTAGATGTACAAAAGAATAGCGTTTCTATTATATCATCGGAACAAATGGAATCTGTAGCTGAACAACTAGTACAACTAGGTTATTCTGTTTATAGTAGCGGTGAATTAAAGAACGGTAAACTCATGTACATTGAACTGGAACATGAAGACTTACCTACTTTAGAGATACCCGGTACACAGCTTGTTCCTAAGATATGGATTGGAACATCTCACGATGGTACGCTAGCTTTTAAGTCTACTAAAAAAGTTATTGATACATTTTGTATGAATACCTTTATGATGAACAGCCGCTCATTCTCTTTATTTACAGCAAAGCATACTAAAAATGCTGAGATTAAAATAAAGAATCATGAGCAAGCTTTACAAGATGCTCAACAAGGCTTCAAACAATACTACGAAGCTGTTGAAATACTAGCTGAATATCCTGTTCATAATCCTGAACCATACTTTGCTAGTGTTCTAAATGCTAAAAAAGAACCTAGAAAAGTAACTTACAATGGTATTACAACTATGTCCGAGCCTAAATATAGCGGTAGACATGTCAACCAAATACAACAGCTAATGGATAGTTGGAATTATGGAGCAGGACAAGCTGAACGAGGCAATAATATGTGGAGAGCCTTTTCCGCTGTAACTGACTGGGCTGATAACAATGAAGGAAACGCTAAAGACAGAGAAAAAGACAACCATATTATTGGAACTAGGGCTAATCAAAAAACTAAAGCTTTTGACATAGCTCTAGCTGTAGCAAATAGATAACCAACTAATCAGGGCGGGGCGAAAGCCCCGCTCTAGAAAGGGATTAAAATGAAATACATCCAAGAAAATAGAAGTTGTACAGAATGTTTATTAGTCAAACCTATTACAGAATTTCCTAAATCAGGAGGTGGTGGTAGAAATGGTTTAGATCTAAATGGAAATCCATATAGAAGACATCAATGTAAACCATGCCATTGGTCACTAAAAAAGAAATTACCTAGTGGTAGAATAGGAAAAGCTAAGAAACTAAAAGAGTACAAATCTAAATGTAAATGTGCTGTATGTGGTTACTCTAAAGAAACTAGGGGAAAAAAGTTTTCTACTGCTGTGTTGAACTTTCATCATCACAATTCAGATAAATTAGAAAACGTTGGTAACATGATTAAAAGATATGGATGGAATACTATATTAAAAGAAATAAAAAAATGTATAGTAATCTGTTTTAATTGCCACATGGAACTACATAACAATAGAGTACATGACTTACAAACCTAATTGGACAACGCAACACCTGAGCAAGTGTATAAAAGGCTCATTTTTTTTATATTATTTTATATATATTGTATTGTGCACGCACGCAGGTAGTCGCTCGCTCGCACTTATTTTAAGTCGTTTTTTATTTAAAGTAAGATTGTGCACGCAAGTAGCTTTTATTTATTATAAATAGTGCATGCACGCAGGTAAAATAGCTCAAATTCGCAGTTGTTTTAAACTATGATTTATCACCCGTTTATTTTAATATATATAATACATTTAAAATAACTACACCCTAGGCAGACACCCCAAGCTAAAATAAATATAATTTTTTTAATATTTTTTGGAACTTTTTTAATACTATATCGTATAGTATATATAACAAAAAACAAAAGGAGTAATTAAAATGAATAAATCAATAAACAAATGTGTAAAACCTACTAAACTATTTAAAAGCTCTCCAACGTATGCATTAAATAAAAATAGTAGGTTATGCGTTAAATTACCGAATGGAATGGATTTAGTTATTTATTCTAATGATGGAGGCGACCATTGTCATTTAGATATTTCTAATCACAATAAAGAAAGTGATTACACAATAAATACAAAAGAAAAGAAGGAAGAATATAGTAATTTTAATACTAGAACGGCAGATTTGGAGTATTCAGATTTTAATTCTTTTATGGGTGTAACCTTTACAAAGTTTAACGATAATTAAACTAATTAATAGCCCCTCTTAATTGAGGGGCTATAAAAAATTTGGAACTTTTAAAAATAAGTAACGTATAAAAAATAAACAAAGGACATAAAACAAATGGAACAAATAAATAAAATAAAAATAAAGAAAGGCTTTGGAACTGATAGAAAATCAGTCCAAGCAAGGTGTTGGAATGGTGTAGGCTTATCATCTTGGAAAGAGATGCAAGTTACACAATGTACAGACGAAGGAAAAAATATAGTTAGTATTGGTAGAGAACCAAAGGAAGACTTTTCAGAACTTAAAAACGATGCTGAATTATTCTTTATGCTTGAAGATATCCCCGCACTAATTGCAACATTAACAAAAGTGGCAGAGGATGCAAGAAAAACAGAGTTTAAAAATCAAGTAGAATGGAACTTACAAGAAACAAATAAATTTAACAAATAAAGGAGATTACACAACATGAGACAATTTGACAAATATAAACAGAATTTAAGAGTAATAAATAATTATGTTTATAGCTATGAAACAAAGGTAGCAGAGATTGACCACGAAACTAGAACAATTAAGCCTCTTGGCTGGTGGTCTATGACAACATCAAAACATATAAATTATGTTGGTTCTGAGTACGGCTACGAAGTACAGAAAGTAAAGTAAATTACACAATAAATAAAGGAGTATATAAAATGTCTCTAGATGCCCAAACAATAATTGATGAATTCAAACGAAAATATCAAAAGGATTACAGAAAGTAAACTAAATTACACAATAAATAAAGGAGTATAGAAATTGAGCAAAATAAAAAATATGAATCGCAAAGAATTTATAACCCATTTAAAAAAAACAAATAAACAATTAAAAAATAGTAAAAAAAATTCTGAAATACTTTACTCTTGGATATGTAGAAGATTATTATATGATATTGAAAATATTACAGAAATGAAATGAATTATATGAATAAAATTAAATACAAAAAGATCAAACTAAAAATATCTGAGAAAGTATTTAGAGATGTAAAAAATACTCTAATTACAAAAGGAATGGCAGATAATATAGGAGGGATTACAGACCAAGTTTTAGTAAAAATAATAAAGAGTATGACGGACAAAGAAAAAGAAGTAGAAATAAAATATAAAACAGAAAAAGAAAAGGAGTAAATAAAATGACATTTAAAGAATGGTATAATAGAATAGAGTTTTCAATAACTTGGGATTGTAGTCCTTGGTTAGATAAAGAATATATTTTAGAAATGTTAGAAATGGATGAAGATTGGGAAAATACAAGCGACTCTAGTAAAATAAACTTTTTTAAGATTATGATAATAGATGAATTTCAAGACTCAATAAAAAATATATGTAAACTTGCAGAAGAAAAATAAAATAATACGGAACTTTATTTAATTAGTTGCGTATAATAAGAAACAAACAGAAAGGACATAACATGACAGATAAACAATTTGATAAAGCGATAGAAGGAATTACTATTGATTTAGTAAAATCTTTAAAAGGTGGGCAGATGTTACAACATAATGACGATTATTACTTATATAGCTATGAATTAGACGAAGACCACGAAGAAGGGGAAAGCTATGTAACACTAAGAGATAATGCAGACGATGAAGAAATAGCAGTATTATGTTTCAATGCAAATGAATCTGGAATAATATATCAGATGTTAATTTAATTTGGAACTTTTAATAAATACAGACGTATAAAAAGAAAACAAGGAGATAATAAAGTGAGATTCAAACATTTAAATAATCAACAACTAGTAGATACTATTAACAATCATTTTGCAAATGGACTTAATGATGATGATTATGTGGCTGAGTTATGCAGAAGAAGAGACGAGCAAGGATTTAAGATTGTAACCGATTGGGACACTTACAAGATAATAACCAAATGACAAAAACATTTGACGAAATAGTACAATGGCTGAGAGGTAGGAACGCAGATGAGAACAACGAATGTTCCGATACTTGGCTAGTCGCAGAGGCTTATTCTCTAGGAGAAATAGACCTAGACGAAAAGAGCAGAGGATATATAATAAACAAGGAGATAAGATGACAAATAAATTAATAAAGCTAGTAGATAAATTAGAGGATGCAATAGAAGAAAATAGTTGTGATGTATGGATGCACGATTTAAGTGATACAACTGGGACAAGTTTTGTACATCATACAAATTACAGATATGAAGATGAAGTAGTAGAATATGACGGATTCTATAAACAATTCATAGCATTAAAAGAAGAGATATATAAATTAAATAACAAGGAAATAAAACAATGAAAGTAAATAACATAAGAAAAAAAGCGTTACATTGGTGGAGAGCATTAGACGACAATATGAAAACAACAATGGTTCTTAATCCAAATGTAAATAAAACAGATAATATAAATGTAAAACTAATTGGCTCTTCATCTTTACAAGTGGAAAGAATGTTTAAGAATTGGCTAGAGTGGGAGGTGTAAAATGAAGAGAACAATAAATGAACACGACTTTGTAGACGCCTTTCAAAGTACAGATTACCAAGATCAATTTTCATACGAAGGGAAAGTTGCACTATACGAATACCTTACAGAATTAGAAGATAGTTCAGGATTTGAGATGGAACTAGATGTGATTGCGATATGTTGTGAGTATACAGAATACGATGAATTTACAGAATTTCTAGAGGATTATGAGGACTATGCAAAAGAGCACAATATAAAAGAGATAGATGATATTGCAGAGCATACACAATTAATAAGGTATGATGGTGGATTAGACCATAAATTTATAATACAACAATTCTAAATAAACAAGAAAGGAAAAAACAATGGACATAATACAATTATCATATCATAGGAACGGAGTTTGTGGAGATGGATTCTATACAGGAATCATTAAGACAGAGGACAATGAAAGGAAGGTGTTTACTCACTTTCCCGATTGCAATGAAGAAGGAGAAATAATACATGGGGATAATTGCAGAACGGCAATACTAGACCTAGATATATTAAAAGAGAAAGAGGATACTAGATTCTTCCATAACTCATGGAGAGGCGACCACTACCACGATTTTATTGTAGATGCGATTATAGACTATAACAAAGAAATTGTAAAAAAGTGGGAACAAAACAATAAAGAACTAGTATAAGGGTAAAGAAAGGAAATAATATGGTTGTAAGTGAATTAATAGATAGATTGTTAGTAATCTGTAAAAGAGGAGATGTTTCACCTGATGAAGTTGAAGTGTTATTTAGACCACATTATGATTCAGATGAGTATAATGTAAACTACGCACACGAAGACCTATACTATGAAGAAACAAATAATATATTAACTAGTATAATGTTATTAGAAGATGATAGTGAGGTATAATATGAATAGTGAAATAATATCAATGATACAAAAGAGATTGGAAAAAGGAAAGCGGCAATACGGAGATGTGATAGATGTATATGATGGTAGGGATTGGATACAAGAAACATTAGAAGAGCTATTAGATGCACAAGTTTATTTGACGGCAGAACTATTAAAGCTTAGAGACTCAAGGAAGCGAAAAAAGATTGAAGTGCCAGTATACTACCACGAAGATGAGAACGGAGCATTTACCTATGATTTTGAGGCTATGGTAGGGTTTTTTAACGAAAGGTTGGATGAACTAAGATGATTACAGAAAAAGATTTAATGTTTGATGAATTGTACGATGAGTTTAAACGTACAATAGAAGCTGATAGTCAGAATGTAAACCTACTTACATACGCAGATGAACATAACATTGATGATGATACAATGATGTTAATATGGGAGACATATATAATAGAAGTAGGAAAAAGAAACGGAGTACAGAAATGAGTAGAGTTAAGAAAGAAGTAACAGAGAGCCCATTTAAAGGTATGATAGAGAGAACGGATATATTCTCTGATATAGTGTTGGGTAACCTGATGAAGCAACATGAGATAAAAAGAAGTCTAAACAAAAAGAAGAAATACATACACGATACAGACAAAGCAATTAAGGCTTGTCCTAAATGTAATAGATGTTGGGAGCAGACTAGATTGACTGGCAATCATAGAGATAAGAAAACAATCTATTATGATAACTTTCCTAAGTTAGGTAAAGAGATTAAATCGTGTAATAAATGTAATAGAGGAGAAAAATAATTTGGAACTTTTTGAAACTTGGTGCGTATAAGAAGTAAGCACGAAGCTTAAAACAAGTAAAAAAACAAGGAGTCAACATGACAGATATAATGAGATTAGAAAGAGCAAAAACCCTAGTAGAAAATCTTTTAAATACTAGGAAGATAAATGATATATCACTAAATCAAGTAGTGAGTGATGTAGAGTTTGTATTAGATAACTTAAAAGAAAAAACAAGGAGTTAAAATGAGAAACACAGATTGTATATTTAATTGGTCAGATAATCCTGAACCTTGTAAGAATAAAACAAAATACAAAGGTGATGTATATGGTAAGCCTGATGAAAAAGGTACTAGAATGATGCCAATGATTGATTTTGAATTTTGTGAAGAACATTATCAAGAAGGATTAAAAAACCCTGAGTATATATTCGAGAACGTAGAAAAGCTATAACTAACTAGGGGTGGGGCAACCCACCCCATAAACAAGGAGAGATTATGAAAGAATTTTATTACACAATAAAAGTAACTGGCTACATAGAAGCCAAGAGCAAAAAGAAAGCACTCAAAAAAGTAAAGGAATACAAAGAGCATTTTATGTGCGATGATCCGTACCCCATAATAAAAGTAAAGGAGTTGTAATGAAAAAGGTAAATATAAAAACAATGGTAGTTGGTAAAGATAGTACCCGAGGTCTACAAACTCCGAGGTTTAGATTGCATAGTGGAGAAACCAATCCAAGTGAGTTAATGGTAGCACATTATGGGATAGCACCTAGATTTGTGAATGAACAACCTGATGTAGAAGTAACCAATATATACAATGTAGTAGATATACTCAATGAATGTATTGATGACTACCACGAGAAGCACAAAGACGATTAAGTTGGATTTGAACCACCTTTAGTATTATATTAAACTAAGGATATAATAAAAACAAGATGGGAATCAGAGAAGAATTAGCAGAAAGAAGTGGTAATGACGATATGTTATTTGCAGATGGTTACGATGATGCCTTGATAGGATATACTGATGGTGGTATTGCCGTCTACTCTATTGAAAGTATCATACGAATAATGATTACACAAGAAGAGATGACAGAAGAAGATGCTTTGGATCATTTTTATTATAATGTATCAGGAGCGTATGTTGGAGAGTATACACCAATCTTTGTACATGATGTAGAATGGGGCGTATGATTGATAAAAAGATGCAGTAAGTGTAAGAAATATAAATTTAAATGGAAATACAATAAAAATAGGAGAAAGAAAGACGGACTACAACATCAATGCAGACCTTGCCAACATGAATACCATAATAAGAAATGGTATCCAAGAAACAAAGATAAAAGAGTAAAGGCTGTAAAAGATTATAAGTGGAGAAAAAGAGAAGAGAATTATAGAAGAGTAGTAAAAGAATATTTTGTTAAGGGTTGTGTTGATTGTGGCGAAAA